CCCGAAATGTCTTCGAGATTGTCTAGTTCGTGACAATCTCGAAGGGCGCCCAACGCGCCAAGGAATGCAAAATATGTCATCGCACCCGGGCCAATGGCCAGGTGTTTCATTAGTGTGTCAGTGACTGTTCACTTTAGGCTAAGCATATAAAGGGTAGAACGTACCAGTGCGGTGACTTCATCCTGTATGTTCTTCAGGTACGAGTCTCGTGGGAGGCGCATGCGGCGAAGTTGTGTCAGAAGCGAACGGAAATACAGTTTCGGGTTGCGGGCAATCGTGCGACGGCCGATAATGATGCGGCGGAAGCGACCGTACTTACCCATATACGCCTCGGCGTATGAATCGAGAAGGGGTACAATGCCTTCATAGTACGCCTGGAGTGCCTTGTGCTGCGCAAACGAGTTTGTTGTCAAATGAAACGCGTGCGACTGGGTACGGGAATTCATGAGAAGACCGACGTACTTCTGACCGTTCATTTCTTAGTAGTACTTGGCAAAATTTGTGCGCATGAAGGAAAAGACAAGTGCAAACACCAGCGTGTGCACACCCACAGCCAGCAGAGAAGACTGACCAGACATAAAGACACCCTTGCCTGCTGGGGGAATCGTCAGAAGGACGCCTGGTGTCAGCAGCACGAACAGCACAGCGGGGACAATCAGGTCAGCGGGGCGCAGGGACACCTTGAGCACAAATCTGGCAATCAGATAATATACAAGGGACAGAACCAGGGCATGTACCAGCACTGGGCTGGGGCCCACGCGCAGGAGCAGGCCCGGGCTGAGCAGGGCGAACAGGATGGCTGGGGTCAGAATCTTGGGACCAGTGATATCCATGATAGCAGATACTATCTACCGAGAAAATTGTCGGACAAACTCGGCAAAGTCGTGAAAGGACGCATTGTTCATCAGGGTGCTGTTGAGATGATTGTCCTCGAGGTACTGACGAAGTGACATCCACATGTTGAGGACATTCTCCGAGTGCCAATCGTGCCAATCAGCCGGACTGAGCAACAGCTCATGGTCCTCCTGTTCGTTGTATGCCTCGTCGACATCCTCACCGCAAAAGATGGCGTCATCACGGTACTCGTTGTTGATACCCATTGTACTTGTTATTCTTACACGTCGTTCTTTTATATAGGCGGAGGTGTGCGAAGCACACCTCCTTCGCCGCGTAGCGGTGCAGACCGTTCTTTGCCGCTGCGCGGCGGTGTCACGCGTGACACCTGTTTAAGCGGTTTTCTTGACGGTGATGGTGTTGCGCTCCTTGACTGGAGCGTGATCGACGATGATCTGGTAAACCTGCTCAACTTTAGTGTCATCACCGCCAAAGTAAGCACGCAGACCCGCCAGGATGACATTCTTGGTGATGCTGCCACGAGACTCTTTGGTGTGCAGGGAAACCTTCTCCTGGTTCACCTTGACAGTGTCAACATCCTGAGTCTCCTTCATCTCCTTCATGTGCTCCTGGACCTGCGCCCTGAGCTCCTTCTCACGCTTGTTTAGTACAGTCATGTCTTTCCTCGCAGCAGCAAGCTGGTGCTTCAGGGAGAGCCATTCAGTCATGATGGACTTGAACTCGTCCATTTGTTATTTAAAGTTGTTTATTTTTTAAGTGCTGCTGTACCAAGTCGCTTCGCGACTTGTTCCGTCCCGGCTTGATCCCAACTCATACTGAGTTGATTTCTACTTCTCGTAGCTGTTCTCAATCTCAAACTTGGGGCGCATGGTGTCTGGGGGAATGGTGGACAGGTTAAAGATGCTCACAGAGTCACGGGGGTTGGGTGGCTCGGAGCGGAAGTCGCGGTTGGCGTTACGCAGGTTGCCACCAATCGTCTCGGGGAAACCAATCTGGGCACGCGGGTCCAGGAAGTTCTGACCGGACAGGATGGCGTCTGGAGAAAACTGACCGAAATCCTCGGTCGTCACCACCTCCTTGGGAATCAGACCCACGTTGGTGTTGTCATACACCGGCATGTCAACGGTGCGCAGACCGGAACCACCCATGTCGAACGGGGCTGGCTCGTCGACTGACGAGAAGGTGCCACCTGGAGCAGAGATATGACCACCGCCCTGCATGATACGGGGACCATCGCTTGCTGGCTTGCTATCAGTTGGGGAAGCGCCAACTGGGTCCTCGCCAGCTGGGATGTAGCCGCTACGCTGGGGATAAAATACCATCATGGCAATCAGGAACAGAAGAATCAAAATCGCCAGACCCTTGCCGTCCATGTTATACTAGTATACGACTTTTTTTTTCAGTCCAGGTAATCGGTCGGGTCGTCATCCTCGGCTTCTGGCTCCGGCTCGTCTGCAAACTGAAAGTCGACTGGGTATCCCTTCGTCTTTGGCTTTGGTGCCTGCCGCTGACGAACCTGAACGACGCGCCAGATGGGACCGAACGAGCGCTTGAGGAACCATAGCCCGGCCAGCTCAAACAGAAAATCACACGCTCCTGAAATCTCATCAATCGGATTCTTCTGAGCGTCGAAGAATGTCGTCACCACCTTCCCCTTGATGGACGCCAGAGAGGCGGAAAGTTCACCGTCAGACGTCAGGCTCGCCTGGTATGCAGAACGAATAGTCTCAGTCGAAATATCCTTACCGAACCACTCGAGTTTGCTCACCTCCGCCTGACTGAGAAGCTCGTTATCAATAGACTCGAACAAAGTTTTCGAGGGCACTTTGAGATTCACCTGACGCGTCTCCTTTGTCAGCGTTCCATCAACCTGGACATTGTTCACCTGATGAAACACACGAGCGTCATCCTTTGCGGAAACCTTGAGAAAGTAACGGCCATCGGGAATCTTTACGGGAGTTCCGTACTCCATGTGATCAAAAAACAAACCTACGCTCTAAGTAGAAATGAGCCTGGGAGTTTGTCCAGAGGGCTACGTTGAATTACCAGTCGACAAGACGAGGTGCCGCCGCCCGACAGGGTCTGCTGTAACCGTCAAGAAGATTTGTCCGACTGGATTCACGATAGATGTTTCGGGCCTATGTTTGGCGAACGCGCCAGAGACGGTCGTACCGACGTGTCCTTCTGGATACTTTCCAATTCCAGGGGATTCATCCAACTGTGCAACGTCAACGAGTTCAACTATCGTTCAAAAGATTTGTCCGACTGGATACACGCTGCGGGCAAATGGGCTGTGTGGAACAGGGAATACATACGCGACGACAGGTCCGACGTACTGTGGCTCACAGTACACTGGGAAAAATTGTACATACCAACAACAATTGACACCTGGAATCACATCCGCCACTGGAACAGAATCGGGTCCGAACATGATATGTGCCTTCAGGGAAGGCGATGCACAGTTTCCATGCGACCCAGGGTGTTGCGAAGCGTCTTCAGCGAGCGGCGACGGGACGAAGAGCGGCGACGGGACGAAGAGCGGTGACGGGACGACAGGGAATAAGTTTCCAATCTGGGCCATCATCCTTTTGATTGTCGTCGGAACTCTCGTAATGGGTTTGTTTCTTGCATTGGCTGCCAAAAAAATGTCACGAAACAGTAGATATGGAAATACCAAAGGTTGATTACTTACCAGCGTACAATTTTATGAAAGACACACCCGTATATGGTGGTTTCATGGTATGGCACCTAGCTCTATTTATGGTTATCGGACCCATGTTGACATGGCCGATGCTCGTCCTTCTTCTGCTCGTGTTCGGTACCCAGACTGCTAAGCTAGTTAAAGAGGTGAAGAGCTCATCAAGTATCAATGGCTGACACTACCATCACTCTGCAGGATGTTTTCGATGAGATTAAGCTCCTCCGCAAGGACCTCCGCAAGGTGAAGAGCCTGATTGAGGACCCTCAGGGTGAGAAGGCCAAGGCTCGTTCCACTAGCAACGGGTTTAACAAGCCTCTGGATATCTCCGAGGAGCTGCGTAAGTTTCTGAAGATGGATGTCGGCGAGCAGATTTCCCGCTCTCAGGTGACGAAGAAGATGAATGAGTATGTGACGGAGAAGGGTCTGAAGCAGGGTCAGCTCATCAACATGGATGCTTCTCTGAAGGCTATCCTGGACCCCCCAGCTGATGTGCAGGTGACGTTTCTGAACATCCAGAAGTACATTAACAAGCACTACATCAAGTCCGAGACGCCTGCCAAGCCTAAGAAGGCGGCTGCCACGCCAGCAGTCGCCCCAGTAGAGGCTGCCGCTGAGACCAAGGTGGCTGCAAA